ATCAAGTTATTGAGTGCAGCGTAAATTTTATAGTTGTTAACTTTCGCTTTGAAAAATTTTTCTACATCGTAAGATTTTTTTATCTCTTTGATGAGGTTGTATCTTTGTTTCTTAACTTCAACCCGGTCGAGTTTTTGGGATGCTTCGAGAAGGGAGGATATTACTAATTCTGATTTTACTTCTGTTAGGTTTTTAAAGTTACTTAACTGTTCGTAGATCTTATACTCTTTCCCTAGTTCTGTGTTTACGAAGTGCTTTTTTAGAGTTTTTATAGCAGGAGAATTAATATTACTTATAGTGTCTGTAGCGATTTGCCTTACTAAGAGTTCAAATAATAACCCTGTATTTTTATACTTCGAATGTTTAACTATTGCCATTTCTAGTGTATCTTTGTTATAAATAGTGTGTTATTTGTCTTCTCTTATTTGAGACTCGTCTAGGAGCCCGCCTTTCGTGTTTTTACCTTCAAAAAGGTTAACTTTTTTATCGGTGAGAGTTTCTAAGGTTTTATAATGTTTAGAGAATTCTCTTTTCGTTGATTCAAATGCAAATGGTTTTGTTTTATCTCTCCCGTAACCTTGTTGGTCGTCATTTTTCATTGCATCTTTTCCTAATCTATCCTTTCCTAATGGATCATCTTGAGTTCCTATACGACTTGCCTTCTCTTTAGGTCTACCTATTGTAGGTTCATCTTCATTATAGCCTGTAGGTACATCTCCGGGTCTATCGTAAACTCTACCTTTTCCGTATGCAGTTGCTATATCATGAGGAGTTCCGAAAGATTTGCCAGAAGTGTTTGGATCGTTTCCTTCATTCTCAACTTGACTTAATCTAAAGTTCCTCTTAGCGTCTTCTACAGTTAGGTCTCTTATTTCTTCATACTCTTCAACTGATAGGTGGAATATGTTTTCGTATATCCAGTCTGAGGAGAATAATTTAGAATCTGTCATTGATTGCATTAACTCTACTTTCTCTTTAAGTAGTGCAACTCTTTCTTGATCGTATATAATTGAAGGGGTAGTTAGAGAGAGTTCAAAATTTACTAACTGTTCTTGAGTATATCCTTGAGTATATAGATGTATGAATGCAATCTTATATAACTCAGATACCATTATCCTCTGTATTTTCTCTACAGTTCGTGCAAATCTGATATCTTCTGCTGCTAGGACTGCTTTACCTGTTAGGTTCTCATCATACCCTAGAAATGCTTTAGGTACCCTCAAGGCGGCAAATAGTTTGTCTCGCAAATACTCTACATCACTGATACCGTCGTACTGTAGTCCTCCTAGGGTATCGATCTTAGTTGTGGTGTCTCCGTTCCTCATCGGTATGTAGAAATCCTCCATGAGGTTCTGCATATTGTATTTTAAATTATACTGACCTGTTTGAGGATCTACATACGGGGTTTTCTTTATCTTACTAATTGCTTTTTGAATAAAGTTTTCAACTTCTGCAGGAGCGATACCTCCTACGTTCATATAGAAGATTCTCTTTTCAGGTGCTCTTACGATTCTATGAACTAACATAGCATCTTCCATAAGAGTATATTGCTTAAACAACTTCCTTGCAGGTTCTAGATATGATCTTCCGTAAGGTAGATAATTGATATCAGAAAGTAGTCGGAAATGTGCCATCTCATAATTATCGAAGTATATGGCGTTTTCATCATTAGTTCCAGGTGTTGGAAAGTATCCACTTGTTCCGCTTGTTAGGCCATCTGGGTTATATTTAAATCTAGTAGACATTGGATGATCTTCGTCGTATCCGTCTTGTCTTTCTATACTGAATGCTGTGAATGGTATAGCGTTATAAACTCCGTATTTTTCTGATATTTCTAATTTTAAGAAGAAGTCTCCGTACTTGCATGCGTTTCTAATCCACCATGAAAGATTAAACTCTATGTTTAATACATCGTAGAATAAGTTATAAAGTATTTTTTGTATATTTTCATCTGCAGATTTGATATGAAGTACTTCTCCCATATCGTTTTTGAGGGTTGATTCTTCAGATAATATATCTAAGGTTGACGCTATAATAGCATCAGTATCCATTACGTCATACTCAGAGTAGAGTTGGGGTCTTAATTGTTGATAGTTGTAGGTTGCTTGTTGTCCGTATAATGAAGTAGGACTAGTTGAATGTATACTACTATATCTACTCTGGAAGGAGTTATTTTCTAACTCCCCGGCAACTTGTATTTGATTTACGTCAGCTACTTTAAGTTGATTACCTCCTACGTTTCTAATTATAACATCTGTAGAGAATAATCTCTGTAGTCTGCCAAGTATGCTTTTATTTGCCATGCTTTATGAATGTAATATAAATATAAATATTAAAGAAAGCCACTTCCCTTATTTATAGAGCCATGAAATATCTTCTTGACCGCCCATCCCGTCATCTATTTGGTTAGGGTTGGTGTTATTTTGGGGTATATAGAATATATCAGGAGCTGATGTCTTTGTTACATTATCCCATACACTTCTTGCAAGTTCACTATTTCCTTTCTGTATTCTAAAGGCGGTTTCTCGTACATACATTGCAATAGCCCAGGCCATTACCAAGTCGTCATTATATCCTGATTGAGCTTCTGCTCGGTTGTTCCTCCACACAAATACTTTTAATTCGTCTAGTAACCTTTTAGAATGTATTACTGCAGATTTATCGTTAATGGATTCTTGGAGTTTTGCTATTGCTAGAGGTCTAGTTTTACTTGTATTTGAGAAGCCTGGTACCATGTTTAAATTTAATCCATGGGGATCGAAGTAGCTATCTGCAGTTACATTACCGGATTTAGGGGAGTGGTAAAGATTAGCATACCCTCTTTCCTGTATAGTTTCAATAGTAGACCATCCTATGTTAGCATTCTCCACTACTAGAAGAGCGTTATTGTATTCTGTAGCTATTCCTACTAGTAAATGTGCAAACTCTTTAGGAGGTAACTGTCCTTTATATTCTCCTGCTTGTTTACAGTTTTCTATATCTATAATATGAAAGGTAGAAAAGTCTTTTCCGTCTCCTCTTGCTACGTCTGCTACTATCATGTAGTTTCTAGAGTAGTCTACATGCTCCCATATCCAGAGACTTTTATCTACTCCTCTTCTCTCTAGGGGATCTATTCTGAAGCTTTGTTCGTAAAATTCTAAAAGGTCTCCGTATATTACTGTATCTCCGGATGTAGAGAAATCACAGTCGCACTCTTGAGCAGCTAGTCTCGGATCTCCTAACTGTGCATCTTGTGCATCTCTCCACTTCTGATCTCTTTCAGGATGTACATACCAGGGTAGTTTTATCGGTAGAAAATCATTTTCTCCAGTTTCTGCTGCTATCCATGTTTTATGAAACCAGTTACCAGTTCCGTAAGGAGTTGATAGTACTATTGCTCCACCACCTGTCGCTAATGTTTGTTGAGCAGAAGCCCATGTCTCTGCAATATTATCTATAAAAGCAGCTTCATCAATTAGTAGTAACGATACTGCTTCAGATCTTGCAGCATCTGCATTAGAGGATTTTGCAGTTATTTTTGATCCATTTGATAGTCTAAGACTTAGTTTATTTTTCTCTTGATATCCTACTTTCATCCACGATGGAAGGCTTTCGTACATAAACTGTACTTTAGATACTAAGTTTCTTGCTGTTGCTTGAGTTGTTGCTAAAGTAAGTACGTTCTTGTCTTTATGGAATAACATTAACCATAATGAATATCCTGCTGCAAGGGTTGATATTCCTAACTGTCTAGATTTTAATATTATAGAGTAATCATTTTCTTGAAAGTGCTTTATAGATGTTTCTTGAAAAGGATATAGGTGAAAGAGTATTCTACCTCTTTGAGGGTGTTGTATATAACAGTACTTCTTCATAAAATGTACTGGGTCTTTCACACATTTTACATATTCCTGTCTTATGATTTGTTTTAATTCTGTACTCATTAAAATAACTTTAGATTTACTTTTGGCTTTTTTAATTTTATCTCCCAGTATAAGCTTCCGCTTAGTACAGGTTGCAGGTCTCTATTAAAGCCTATACCTACTCCGTACATCTTTGATTTTTTAGTTTTTAACATTAAACTAACCCCTGCTTGATTTAATGATTGTTTATTAGCAGACATGTTAATCCCTGTATACAGTCTAGTTTTATTAGTAGTTGTATTTGAGTGTATTGTAGTTGTTGTTATAAAT